GAACTGTTGTAAAGAATGTAGATGACTATTTAATCAGACCTATGGGCAAAGCATTCTTTGCATTCAACATGCAGTTTGACTTTGATGAAAATATAAAAGGTGACTTGGAAGTAAATGCTAATGGTACAGAAAGCTTGATGGCTAACGAAGTACGTAGTCAACGTCTGATGCAGTTCCTACAGGTAGCACAGAATCCAGTGCTTGCACCTTTTGCTAAGATGGACTATATTATACGTGAGATTGCAAAGAGCATGGACTTAGATCCTGATAAGGTAACTAACTCTATGGGTGATGCAGCTATACAAGCTGAGATACTTAAAGCCTTTCAAGCACCGCCAGCGCCAGCACCAGAGCAAGGTGTAGCAGGTCCAGAAGGTCAAGGTCCACAGGGTGTAGCAGATACTTCAGGAGGTGGAGGATCACAAGTAGGTATAGGCACAGCGCCTACTCCTGGAGAACAAGGATTTACAGGTAATGCACCTCAAGCAGTTGGTTAATGATAAAGAATGTTACGATCAATTCTTAGCACAAATAGAAGAACTAATAACTATGCGACAACGTGCGCTTGAAACAGCTAACGAGCCTACTGTTATATATAGACAGCAAGGTGCTATAGACGTGCTTAGAAAGCTAAAGCATCTAAAGGAGACAGTGAACAGTGGATGAGAAGCAAAAAAACTTATTGGATTATTTGACATATCCTTTAAGTAAGGAGTATCGTAGTAAAGCACCGACAGGTGTAAAAGCTATTAAGGCTGCTACTGCTTTAACACCACTTGACTCAGTTGTTGAAATAAGTAAAGAACTAAAGAAAGAAGAACCAGACTACAAAAAGATTGGATTGCTTACAGCTATGGAAGCTGCAGGTCTAGTAGCACCAATGGCTAAACCTGCAATGACAGCAATAAAAGCAGGTAAAAAAGGTAAGAAGGTAACAGCCTACAAGCTATTTGTAAAAGGAGATGATGATAAATTATACCCTTTATTTGTAGATGCTGATACAGAAGTTCCTATAGGTAAGACTTTAAAAGCTACATTTCCTGAATATCGTTTTCAAGCAAAGAACGGTAACTTCTATGTACCATCACGTGGCCCTAAGAAAGCCAAAGGTACAGGTGACATGATAGAAATACCTGACCAAGAAACTCGTGATATGTTGATTGAAGCAGAATTTTTACCTAAAGGATCAAAAGCTAAATCAATTCGAGCAGTTGCAGCTAGACCAGGATGGCATGCAGGAGATACTCCTACTGCAAAACATATCGGACCAGAAGTAAAGATAGATGGTAAAAAGTATAAGATAAGAGGTGACAATCAGGTATGGGCTGAAGTAGAAATGCCTGATGACATAGACTGGCAAGCTATTGCAAACAGTAGAGCCATTATGAAAAAAGATGGTACACCTAATGTAAAGACTGCACACATCACAGATGAGTTACCTTTCGATGGGCATTACCGATATAAAACAAATGCAAACATGGAAGGTGAATGGCTTATCAGTGGAGACATGAAAGTTGTTCGTGAACTAGACAAAGATGAAGTAAAGAAAATAAACAAAGCAGCAGGTAGAGAAGACCTACCAACATTAAAAGAACTAGAAGAAAAACTAGGAATAGGACTAGCCTCTGGCGGTATAATAGGAGATAATATGTATAAAGGTGTAGATGACTATTTAATGTCAGAAATGGATGTTGGTATGGCTAAAGGTGGTACTGTTGAAGAACAAATGACGATGGACCTTGGAGATGTACCTGATAATACGGTAGGTATAGATCCTGTGTCAGGCAATGAGATACCAATGGGTTCTACTGCAGAGAATGTAAGAGATGATATACCAGCTAACCTTAGTGAAGGTGAGATTGTTGTAGCTGCTGACGTGGTTAACTTTCATGGCGTAAAACTATTTGAAGACTTACGTGCTGAAGCTAAGATGGGTTATCAAGAGATGGCATCAAATGGACGCATGGGTGGTGAGCCTATGATGTCTGAAGATGATATGATGGGTTTAGATCTTTCAGATTTAGAAATTATGGAAACTGATCCTGAAGCTGTTCAAATGAACAGAGGTGGTAGGTCTATGGCTGACTACGCAGGAGTAACACAAAACAGAAACATTTCAACTCCCACACCTTCAGCACCACAGAAGACACACGCAGAGATAATGGCTTCTGTAAATAACAACGATGATGATAATGACACAGACTACTACTCTCCAGAAGCTATATCTGCCAGAGTTCAAGCCAGAAAAGGGCAGCCTAAAAATAACTTAGAAAAACTAGGACAGGCTATAGCTATGCAGATGGCAAAGTTATTTGGTGAAGATGACAGTATGATAACTGGTCCTACTAGAGTAACCTTAGATGACCAACCTGCTACGTCTGATGATGAAAGATCGTCTGGGACCATAGCAGAACAAATAAACTTTGGTGGTGACTATACAGACGTTGATGAAAAAGGTACAAAGAAGAAAAAGAAAACACCTACAGAAAGACCACCAAGACCAGTTAAAAAATCTAAGCCTCCTAAAGAAGAAGATACATTTTCAGTACGTTACAATCAAGACGGTTCGTTTACTGAACGCTTTCTCAAGAACTCAGGATTAGATAGGTTCTTTGATGAAGGAGGTATGGCTTCAGGCGGTGCTTTCGATAATACTGGTGGCTTTGATATGACTGAAGCTGGAGAAGACGGCGCAGGTAGAACTGAAGCACGTATGTATATGAACGATACAGGACACAAGATTGTAATAATGTTTGTTGATGGTGTAGCTGTAACACCTATACCTGATGGTTATTTTCCTGTAGGTGAAACAGTTGATCCTAGTACTGAGATAACTCCAGAACCAGGGTATAACTCTAATAAATCTGATATGGGAGATTCTGACCAAACAGGAGGTATCCCACCAGAGTTAATGCCTAAACCAGTAGACTACAATTCATTAACATTAGATGAATTAAAAACAATGGTTGATTCTCAGAACGATCCAAAGCAAAAAGCTATGTTAGTTGCAGCTTCTGCGATAAATCCATTAATAGGTATGGTTATAAGATTTGCTATGTTTCAAACAGCTAAACAAACTAAAGCAGAGATTGAACGCAGAGCAGAAGGCGGTGACGGTATTACTAATGTAGATAAGATGCGCTACGAAAACTTACTAGAGATTGTAAATAGAGATGAACCTAATATACTAGATATGATTACTGGTAAGTCTTTTGAAAAAACTGTAGAAGCAATACCTAAACCAAAAACTGTAGACGTAGATTACTCTGACCCTACTATGGCAGGGTCTGTTGCTGCTCCATATACACCTGAAGTAACAACTCCTGAAATAGCAACTCCTAGTGGTATTACACCAGAGATGATGCAGGAGATGGATGACATAATAGCCAATACTGATTTGAGTAAGATTCAAAATAATCTACCTAAAACAGGATCTTCAAATGTGCCAACTCCGGGAATTGAAACTCCTGAAGTCAGAGGTAACACTAGGCTTGAAAATGATGCCCAGCGCAGAAGAGACAGACAAGAAGCGAATCAAAATCTTACAGGCTCAACAGCCCAAAAAACAGGACAAGCAGCAGGTGCTACAAGAGGAATAAGCACTACTGAGAAGCAAGGTGGAGCAGAACTCGATAGTCGATTTGGTATATCAGGACTGGACAAAGGTGGAATAGCAACTAAAAAAGGCAAGAAGAAAAAGTCTAAATAATGGCACACCCAGCAATAATGCTGGCCCCGCATAAGGAAAAATAAAATGGCTACAGAAACAGCAAAACCAAACCCAATGGTAAAACCTCCAATCCCTAAAGTAATGATGGGCAGAGGTGGCTACTCAAGTAACGCAGACCGCATCAAACAAGAAGAAGCTGAACTAGAAGAAATGAAGAAACAAGCTAGAGCAGCAGCAGGTATTACAGATGAAGAAAGTACTGAAGATCAACCCAGTAGCGAAGAGCCTCAAGCTGAACCAGTACAGGCAGAAAGTGATACCAAACAAGAAGAAAAACCAGAAGCCAAAGCACAAGAAGATGATGAGCTAAGTCCTGAAGAAAAGAACTTCAAGAAACGTTATGGTGATTTACGCAGACACTCACAAGAAAAAGAAAAAGAGTTTGCTACTAGGATAGAAGCACTAGAAGGGCAGCTTACTAAAGCAGCAAAGAAAGAGCTTGTACTTCCTAAGACAGATGAAGAGCTAGATGCTTGGTCTAAACAGTACCCTGATATAGCAGGTATAGTTGAGGCTATCGCAGACAAGAAGTCTAAAGCTACAGCTAAGGATCTTGAAGTACGTATGGCTGAATTGGAAGAGCTACGTCTTACAGCTAAACGTGAAAAAGCAGAAGCAGAATTAGTAGGTATGCATTCTGACTTTATCCAGATACGTGAAGATGATACTTTTCATAACTGGGCAAAAGATCAACCTAAATGGGTACAAGATGCATTGTACGAAAATCAAGATGATGCAAAGTCTGTATCTAGGGTATTAGATTTATACAAAATAGATAAAGGTATTTCTAAAAAACCTAGCTCCTCAGACAAAGCAGCAGCATCTTCTGTAAAGACAAAAGGAACAGCATCACCAGAACCTGATGACACTAGTAAGTACATTAGAGAATCACAGGTAGATGCCATGACTATTAAAGAATACGAAAAGCGTCAAGAAGAAATTTTAGATGCTCAACGTAACGGAAGATTTATTTACGATATGTCAAGAAAGTAGTTGACAAACAAACCATTGTAGATAAAACTATAGCATATACACAACATTAAGTGTGTATGCTTTTATCAAGCACTAGCCACACGAAAGACTTACCTCATAGTATAAGCCCAGTGCAAAGAGGCAGCGCAGCCTCAACGCAAGACTGACTACCTTATTACGAAGAGCCTCTTCATGGTGGATATGTAGTGTACTATTCCCACGCCATATCTATAAAGGAGATTTAACTATGGCTATTACATCAGCAAGTGGAGGCTTTGACGCTAACTTTAGCCCAATCATGTACTCCAAACAAGCTCAGATTGCTTTGCGAAAAGCGGCTGTTGCTAACGCAATCACAAACAACTCTTACTTTGGAGAGATTGCAAATCAGGGTGACGTTGTACGCATCCAAAAAGAGCCAGACGTAACTGTTAACGCACTACAGCGTCACACAGGTATTTCTGTTGAGAAACTAGATGACACTGACTTTCAGTTAACCATCGACAAAGCTAACTATTTTGCTTTTAAAATGGATGACATCGAAGAGCAGTTCTCACACGTTGACTTCGTAAGCCTAGCTGCAGATAGAGCAGCATACAAAATGGCTGACGCAATGGATACAGACTTGCTTCTATACATGACAGGTACTGCATCGAGTGGTCAATACTCAACTGCTGTTTCTGGTACTGCACAGCACCCAACAGGTAGTGAGATCAACGGTGAATTTTTGAAGGTGAACCAGTTAGACATGTCTGACATGACTAACATCACAACATCAGCTTCATCATCAACAACTGGTGACTCAATCCCTCTAGCACCTAGACTACCAGGCGCAACTTCAAAAGGGACTACAACTGCTTCCCCCTTGCAGCTTATTGCAAGAATGGCTCGTCAGTTAGATACAGGAAGCGTTGACTCACGTGGACGTTACCTAGTAGTAGATCCAATTTTCATTGAAATGCTAAAAGACGAAGATTCACGTCTTATGAATGCTGACTTCGGTGGAAACGGTGAACTAATGAATGGCTTAGTTGCACAGAACATTCACGGTTTTAAACTGTATGTTTCAACCAACTTACCTACAGACGGTACAGGACCGGGAACTTCTGGCGTAACTGCACAAGATGACAACTTCGGTATCATCCTAGCAGGTCAAGAAGAAGCTGTAGCATCTGCAGAGCAGATCAACAAAGTTGAGAACTACAGAGATCCTGACTCATTTGCAGACATTGTTCGTGGTATGCACCTCTATGGACGTAAGATTCTACGCCCACAAGGATTGGTGTCAGCTATCTACAACGTTTCTTAATCAAATTAAACTTAGAGGCTGGCTCATTGCTGGCCTCTTTGTGCATCTTTAACCTATATAAGGACATTTCCAAATGGCAATCACAACGGCAATGTGCAGCAGCTTCAAGCAAGAGCTTCTTGGAGGTGTTCACGATTTAGACACTCATACTTTAAAAGTAGCTCTAATTAAAACAGGTATGTCTGGTACATACGGAGCAGCTACAGCTAACTACTCTGATGTTACAGGCAACTCTGATGAAGCAACAGGTACTAACTATTCAGCAGGTGGACAAAACCTAGATAGCGCTGCAATATCTTTAAGTGGCACTACAGCCCTTGTTGACTTTGCAGATGAAGTATTTACAAACTTAACTGTAACAGCAAGAGGTTGTATCATATATAACTCTTCAGCAAGTAACAAAGCTATAGCGGTATTCGACTTCGGTGGTGATGTTACTTCAACAAGCGGTGACTTTACTATTGTATTCCCTGCAGCAGACGCATCGAATGCTGTTATCCGCATAGCTTAATAAGGTATTTGCACAATGGCACTAGTAATAAAAGACAGAATCAAAGAAGGTACGACAACCACTGGTACAGGAGCCATTTCTCCTGCAGGTGCTGCTGCCACTTTTGATACATTCTCATCAGTCATGTCTGATGGTGACACAACTTACTATGCTATTGTGCATACCACTTCAAATACTGACGAATGGGAAGTAGGTCTAGGAACATGGAACACAGGTAACACTATTACACGTACTACAGTTATCTCAAGCTCCAACAGCAATAACGCTGTAAACTTTTCTGCAGGTACTAAAGATCTCTTTATGACGATGCCAGCAGATAAGACATTAATTGAAGATGCTAATAATGATGTTGTTGTTGGCAGAAACCTCACAGTCACAGGTACTCTCCAAGTTGATGGTACTACAACTACAGTCAACAGTGCCACAGTCACAGTAGATGATCCTATCTTTACACTAGGAGGTGATGTTGCTCCATCATCTGATGACAACAAAGACAGAGGTATAGAATTTAGATACCACACAGGTTCAGCAGCTAAAGTAGGTTTCTTTGGTTTTGATGATAGTGCAGGTAAATTTACATTCATCCCAGATGCAACAAACTCAAGTGAAGTATTTAGTGGTACAGCAGGTACTATTGTAGCTGCACTAGAAGGAAATGCGACTACTGCTACTACATTAGCGACTGCAAGAAATATTGCAGGACAGTCCTTTGATGGGTCTGCTGCCATAAATATAGGACCAACAGACCTTACAGGTGTTACCGCAACTGCGTCAGAACTCAATATCCTTGATGGTGTTACGGCTACAGCAACAGAGCTTAACTTAATTGATGGTGTAACAGCCACTACTGCAGAGTTAAATTATGTAGACGGTGTTACATCAAATGTACAAACACAGATAGACACAAAACAACCATACCACACCATAGCAGTTACAGTTGTCAACTCTGGTGGTAACAAGTATGCACTGGACGGAACAGTACAACAAACCGCACTACTTCCAAAATCTGTAACTATAAGATTTGACCAGTCAGACTCAAGCAATTCATCACATCCTCTACTACTAAGCACTGTGTCAGATGGCACACATAATTCAGGTTCAGCTTTCACCACAGGAGTTTCTACTGTCGGGACTCCGGGTTCAGCAGGAGCATACACGCAGGTAACTCTTGAGCAAGATGCACCAGATTTGCTGTACACATATTGTACAAACCACTCAGGTATGGGAGCCAAGGTATATAGTGGTAAAGACTTCAGCACACTTACATCTACTATAGCTGAGTTAAACATCCTAGACGGAGTTACCTCAACAGCAGCAGAACTTAATATACTAGACGGTGTTACATCAACAGCAGCAGAACTTAATATACTAGACGGTGTTACAGCCACAGCAGCAGAGTTAAATATCCTTGATGGAGTAACAGCTACCACAACAGAGCTAAATTTAATTGATGGTGTTACTGCTACCACAGCAGAACTAAACTATGTAGATGGTGTTACATCAAACGTACAGACACAGTTAGACGCAAAGCTACCACTAGCTGGTGGTACTATGACAGGAGGTCTACGTCAAGATGTAGATACTGTAGCAGGAGGTGGTAGTACTGTTACTATAGACCTTGCTGCTTCTAACAATTTTAAGGTAAATATGACAGCCAACACAACCTTTGCATTTTCAAATAAAGATGCAGGACGTTTTGGTAACATAGTATTTGTACAGGATGGTACAGGTGGTAGATCTTTTACTCTACCATCAGAGTGTAAAACACCAGTTAACGGTGCTACTATTGTACAAAGTACTGGCGCTAATGAAATAAGTGTGCTAGGATACTTTGTATTAGATAGTAGTAACATCCTAGTTAACTACATCGGGGACTTTGCATAATGAGTTTAGGTTTTTTAGCTAGTAAGAAAGAGTTTACTACAGCTTTTACTACTACGTTCAACACATCAAAAAGTACCACTACTACTTTCAGTACTTCTAAAAGCACCACTACTACGTTCAATACAACTAGAGCGACTACAACAACTTATTCAACATCAGCGAGTACTACCACTACTTTCAGTACTTCTAAAAGTACGACTACAACTTACGCAACTTCTAAAAGTACTACTACAACTTACGCAACCTCGCATAGTACAACTACTACATTTGGTACTTCACACAGCACGACTACAACCTACGCCACTTCTCGTACCACAACCTTCGGAACCTCTCGTAGTACGACTACAACTTTTGGTACTTCAAGAAGTACTACAGGAAATGCTACTGGTACTTTCTATCAGGCAAACTTTGGGAATGATGCCCAAAACAATACATGGCGTAGATACAGTCATGGTGTTTCTCCCTTCAGTGGCGGTTATGACCAGCACGTTATAAAAGACGGTCAACGAATTGGACAATTAAATAACGTTCACGGTTATCAGATTTTGTACAATTATGTAAATGCCTCTCCAAATACCCATGAATATATTAGACAAAACCAGAGAGCCTTTTACGGTACTTATTCTTCTTGGAACTTCGTAGGTTACGGTTCCTATTCCGCAACTAATACTACAAACTTTAATACATCACGTTCAACTACTACAAACTTTAATACATCACGTACTACAAACTTTAATACATCACATACTACTACTACAAGTTACAACACAACACGCTCAACTACTACAACTTATAACACATCGCATTCTACTACTACAACTTATAATACTTCACATTCTACTACTACAACTTACAACACAACAAGAAGTACTACAACAACTTATAATACATCACATTCTACTACTACAACCTTTAGTACTAGTTCGACTTTCAATACTGCTTTCAATACAACCAGATCTACTACAACAACTTTTGCCACAAGCAGAACAACAAATAGAACTACCAGCTTTTATGCATAGACAATAATAATAAAAAAAGAAAATCATGCTAAACCAAGAAAACAATTTACTACTAGACTCTAAACATACATCAACAATAGCAGCACACTACGAACCTGGTTTTGACAAAAAAGATAAATCAGATATTAATTGGTCACCAAAACATGAAGACCTAGTAGTTGTTGAAGAGTACCTACACAACGAAAAGTTCTATAATGCAGAGTACCCTTTATCTGAACTAGGTTTGTCATATGATGTAACAGCCAAAGAACCTTTAGCTTTTGAGACTTTAAACTATACGACATTTGCAGGTTGCGTAATACTACATCCCTTAAACTGGGAATTAATGTTAAGACAAATGGCAGATGCTTATGCCGATAATATAGATCTAAAGTATGGGCATGTAGATTTTATAAGAAAGTCTATTAAGTCTGATAATAATTTTTCTAAGTATGATTTTAAAGAGTACGTAAAGGCAGAAGCAAAAAAAGTTTTAGTTGTACTTCCAGGTGGTAATAAATTAAAGAAGCATTGTTGTATAGGTAAACTTGAATACATTATTGAGAAACATGGAATTGATAATGTACTTTTTAAAAAGCATCCAATATCATATGACGAAGCTTACGATGATTTAGCAACAGTTTTAGGAGACATCCATTTCGCAGATGCAAAATCTAGTCTTTATAACTTAATAAATAACTCAGAGATTATATATACAACTTTTATATCAGAGAGTGCTTTAATAAGTTTTATGCTAGGTAAAGAAGTTGACCATATTGATTTGTATAATAATAGAGATACAACTTCTTTCGGACATATAAATCACTATTTGTTCACGCATCCTGATCCAGTTAGTTGGGCGCAGAGAACGTTTGCTTCACCTAAGTCTGGAGTAATACAACCACAGGTAGATAATAATTGGAAACATAAGGTAGATAAATATCTAGATTATATAACAGAACTAAGAAACTTCTATAAACAATCTTATATATTCAGATAGTAATCATGCCAAAAATAAAATTCCTTAGCCACCCTGATGTGGTGAAAATTGTACCACACCCTAGACCTGCCACAAAGTTTGTACCCGATTGGTATAAACAAATGGAACTAGACAGAAAATGTCCTGCAAGAGTTGGAGAAAAAACAGAGATAATTCAAGACATACCTACTATGAAAAAGTGTATGCCTATTAGAGATTATCTTACTACTGGATATATAATACCTTGTTGGCAGGATATACTAATAAGAAAAGATAGTGATGGTAAGTACCACAACCAATCTCGTGATGCAGAACAACTTGATCACCAATATCATATGGGTTGTTCTTGGCATAATATAAATCAAATAAAAGGATCTCCTCTTGAAAAAGTTACTGATGGAGAAAAGATATTAAAACTTAATAACCCTTGGATTATCAGAACTCCAAAAGGTTATTCAACTTATTTTACTGCTCCCTTCTTCCATGAAAATGATGTTACAATTTTACCTGCAATAGTTGATACTGATACACATGATGTAGCTATAAACTTCCCATCTATTATTCATGGAGATGAATGTCACATAGAAATAGGAACTCCTTTAGTCCACGCAATACCTTTTAAACGTGACAACTGGGACAGTGTAGTAGGTGAACTAGATGCAGAGGCGGCAAACGTGGCGAACTTAAACTTCAGCACTAAATTACAATCTGTATACACTAACAAGTATTGGCAAAGAAAAAGGTTTAGATAATGTTAGGTTTTTCAACTTTTGCTGAGACAACGTTTGGTGAGTCTACTACATCAGCAGCAGCAAATGCATTTTTAACAGGTGCTATTGGAACCTCCACTGCTGGTACTTTTACCTTTGATTGTGAAGCTAGTGTAACTCCACCAGCAGCAACAGCTACAGGCACTGTAGGAACTGTTTCAGAAGGTGGTAACGCTATCTTTAATTTAGGAAGCGTTGCAGGGACATTAGCATCAGGTGCTGCTGCAGGTAGTGGTGCTGCTGACAAACCAATAACTGGTGTAACAACAGGCGCAACAGCAGTAGGTAGTTTTGTAGCAGGGACTACAGTTACAGGTAAAGCTAATCCTATTATACCTAATGCAGTAGGTACTGGCGCTGCTAACTCACCAAGCTTTGACGCAAAAGCTAGTCTAACACTAGCATCAGCAACCGCTACTGCAACCTTTGGAGATTTTGCTGATGAGGATGCACAAGGTAGTAAAACTCTTACAGGAGTTTCATCCACTGGCGCAGCTAATTTATTAACTGGTAATCCAATACCAAACGGTATATACAGACCGTTGTTTATTGCACCTACTAATTTAGATCCTATAAGAAGAAAAGCTACAGTTAACATTGTACCTTATAGAGAATACAAAGTATATATAACAGGAACAGGTTAGGAATTTTAAATGGCATACAAATGGCCTGATTTAGATCCAGATGAGATTGCAGATTTCAGCGTTGATTGGTCACGTTTCTTAACTAGCGTTGGTGGCGATACTATAGCTAGTGTTGTTTGGCAAGTTAATGGAGAGACACTAGGTTCTTTCGAAAGTTTTGGTGGAGTTGGTGGTGATCTAATGGTTCAGTCACCTACCAATACAGATACAGTTGCTACTGTTCGTTTTAGTTCTGGGATAAACGGAACAAGATATAAGGTTACTTGTAGAATAACAACAACAGATGGTAACGTGTATGAAAGAGTTATCTTTCTAAGGGTGAGGTCCAGATAATGGCATATGATTTTCTTGGATTAACAAATGACGTTAACAGAAGACTTAACGAAGTAGAACTTACAACAACTAATTTTGCAGCCACTACAGGTTACTATAGTTTTGTAAAAGAAGCTATCAACTCTGCTATAAGACATATCAATCAAGAAGAGTTTGAATGGCCTTGGAACCATGTACAGTCTGACCTTGTATTAGCTGCAGGTTCTATGAAGTACTACTATCCTGTAGATGCTAAAACAATTAACATGAACTCGTTTCGTA